TGAGGCAATTACCCTTGCTCGTTACAACGTGGCTTAAGGAGAAACATAAATGGCTACATTTAACCTTCGTCTGGGTTCTACCCGTTCTTCAACTGCCGCTAACAGCATTGCTTCTTTGCCTGATGTACGCAAGCAAGCATACATGGTTGAAGAAATACTGGATATCAGCAAGATTGCAAACTACACTTGCACAAACGGTGACGTTTTTGAAGTGCTTGAGATCCCTGCCGGTACCTTCATCGTTGCTGCTGGCGCAGAAGTTCTGACAGCATTTAACGGAACTACGCCTACAGTTGATATCGACTTTGCTGCTGGTGATGATATTGTTGACGGGCAGTCTGTTACTTCAACAGGCTATCTAGCTGCCGGTTCAAACGGCGGTGCTAACAATACAGCACAAACAACTTATACACAGTTGGTTACAACAACAGACACAATCGATGTTAAATTGATCTGTGCTGCTGCTAACGTAACTTCTGGAGTACTTCGTGTTTATGCAATCGTTGTTGATGTTGATGGCGTTGCAGAAAGTGCTGATGAAGTTGATCGTGATCAGCTTGCTTAATAGGTAAGTTGTAAGGGGCGGTACCTCACAAGGGTGCTGCCCCGTTTTATATTTATGCATTTAAAAGCAAATCAAATTCATTTCCCAGACAGGCTGATAAAAGTAAAACTGTCTGATACTAAAAATACATACGGAATTGAACCAGAACAAAAGTGGATTGCAGCTTTATTTGATTCAATAGACAAACGTGGGATGTTGCATCCCATTTTAGTATGTAAAGAAGAAGCATTAAAAGATGGTGGGGGTTTAGATACCCTTATAAAAGCACCAATAGAATTTTTAAATGTTCCTTGGCGAGTAGTAATAGGGAACAACAGATACCACTACGCACTAGATAAAAAGTATAAGAGCATAGATGCGTATGAGATTAAGACAAAAGAAGATTACCAATTATTACAGGACACCACTGTACTAGAAGCGCACCAATTCTAAGGAATAATAATGGCGTATGACTTTTTAGGTTTAGTTAATGATGTTAACAGGAGACTTAATGAAGTTGAGTTAACGTCAACTAACTTTGCAGCTGCTGGTGGATTTTATGGTCACGCTAAAGACGCAGTCAATGCGGCCCTTCAAGACATTGATCAGCAACAGTTTGAGTGGCCTTTTAATTTTACAAGTCAAAACGTAACACTAGTAGCTGGAACAACTCGCTATGCCCTTCCCGCCAATTGCAAGTCTCCAGACATGGAGAGCTTTCGAATTCAGTTTAGTAGTGCATTAAGTGTAGCTACAACTAAACTACAAAAAATTACATATGATGACTATTTAAAAAGATTTGTTGATCAAGAATATAATACTAGCACTGGAATAAGAACTGTTCCCATTTATGTATTCCGTTCACCTGATCTTTATTTTGGGGTGAGTCCTTCGCCTGATCAGGCATATACACTAACTTACGAATACTATAAATCTAATACAGCACTAGCATTGCAGAGTGATGTACCTGTTGTTCCAGAGGCGTATCGTCATGTAATTATTGATGGCGCAATGTATTATGCTTATATGTTTCGTGGAAACACACAAGATGCTGTTGTCATGAAAGAGAAGTTTAAAGAGGGCGTAAAGAGTATGCGTACCATCTTGATCAATCAGTATGATTATATAACTTCTACAATGATTGAAACAGCGCCTAGAGTTTCCTATGTTTACAGGATTGCCTAATGCCTGACCGTTGGTCAACGTATGCTTTTGATTTTAGGGGTGGGCTAGTTAGTGATTTGTCACCTTTACAACAAGGCATTAAGCTTCCGGGTTCAGCAAGAGTTTTGCGGAACTTTGAGCCTTCCATCGAAGGGGGCTATACTCGCATAGCTGGGTATGAAAAGTACGATAGTGCTTTTGTTCCTCTTTATGGAGAACCAAAGGTACATGGTGGCAGTCAGACAGGGAGTTCTTTAGTAGTTGGTAATCTGTTTCAAGAACCGGCAGACGGTTCAACTTTTGCAATTGCTGGAGTAGCAGGAACTTATACAATAGCAGTAGGTGGAGTTTCTTATAGCGCAGCTAATAAACGAGCAACGCTAGTTCTTACAACAAGTCTTGCTAGTAGTCCAGCAGATAAAGCTGCAATTACATTTACTAATAGAACAGATTTAATATTAGGAATTGCAGCATGGAATAGTAATGCAATTGCTGTCCGTAATAGCAATATTTATAAAAGTACTGGATCTGGCTGGACAAGAATTAATGTTCCCTCGTATGGAACTGTCTTAGTAAATGGCGGTAGTCAAACTGGCGGGTCTTTAATTGTTGATGGTTTGACTGGGATACCCCAAGCTGGAGATACCTTTACCGTAGCTGGGATCAATTTAATTTACACAGTATTAACAACAGCAACAGTAACAAGCGGGGGAGCTACATTATCAATAAGCCCCAATCTAGCAAGTAGCCCTGCAGATAATGCTGCTGTTACTTGGCTAACTGCAAATAGAACAGCAACAACAAAAAACAGATTTGCTAAGTACAGGATTGGTACGACAGAAAAGATTGCTGGTGTAGACGGTACAAACTATCCTTTTATATATGATGGTACTACATACACGCAACTAAATAGCGCACCTTCTGATGTACTTGGTGCAGAACATGTTGTATTTTTTAAAAATCAAATGTTCTTTGCTAAGGGAGACATATTAACTTTTACCTCCCCATATACCGATAGTGACTTTAATTCTGCAAATGGCTCTGGTGTAATAAGTGTTGGCAGTAGGATTACTGGGATTGTTTCTTTCCGTGATCAGCTTATTATTTTTGCAGAAGAAAAAATAGACAGGCTTACTGGAAACACAATAGCAGATTTTGTATTGCAGCCTATTACCAGAAATATGGGTTGCGTAGATACAGATACAATTCAAGAGGTTGGCGGGGACTTAATGTTCCTTGGTCCAGATGGACTCCGTCTGCTAAGCGCCACAGACCGTATTGGAGATTTTAATTTAGCAGTTGTTTCTAAATCAATTCAAAAAGAAGTTACAGATGTTACAGCAGCTAACTCTTCTTTTTCTAGTGTAGTCATAAAGAAAAAATCTCAGTACCGTTTGTTTGGTTATAAGTCTACCATTTCAGCAACAAGTGCTACAGGAATTTTAGGAACGCAGTTAGCAGGGACAGAAGGAACTTACTTTGGTTGGGGTGAACTCAGAGGAATAAAAGCATACGTAGCAGATAGTGATTACAACTTAAAAACAGAAACAGTTGTATTTTCTAATGAAGATGGCTACGCATACAAGATGGAAAGCGGTAATAGTTTTGATGGGGCTGCAATACAAGCAACCTTTGCTACTCCGTTTGTACCTGCTGGTGATCCAAGGGTACGTAAAGCTTTTTACAAATTGGTTTTATATGTTGAGCCTACGGGCAGTGTAGATGTTGATGTTAACTTAAAATTAGATTTTGATGAGTTTGGTGTTATTCAACCCAACACAATAACACTATCTAATTTAACAGGCGTAGCTTATTTTTATGGCTCTTCTACAGCTACTTACGGATCATCCGCATATGGAGCAAAACTAAAGAAGGTGTATCAGACTCAAGTAATAGGTGCTGGATTTACGGCTTCTCTTCAGTTTGATTCTATAAGTGTAGATCCTCCGTTTACTTTAGATGCGGCAACATTAGAATTCTCTACTTTTGATAGGCGATAATCATGGCAGGATATGTTCGTAATGACACACTAAATAATATTGCCAACGGCAACGTCATTAATGCTGCTGATTTAGATGGCGAATTTGATGCGATAGTTGCAGCCTTCCATGCTTCAACTGGACACGTTCATGATGGCACAGCAGCTAATGGCGCACCAATAACTAAGATTGGACCACTTCAAGAATACGTAGCTGGCAGTAGCTCGTTTAGTCCCAAGACCGATAACACGTATGATCTTGGAAGTTCTGCTGCTGAGTTTAAAGATGCTTACATTGATGGTACTGCTTATATAGATGCCATTGATTTAAATGGTACGGCAATTACTGCAACAGGCACTGAGATTAATTATCTTAGTGGTGTTACTTCTGCAATACAAACCCAGTTAGGAAATAAACAACCTTTAGATGCTGAGCTAACAGCCATTGCTGGTCTAACTTCTGCAGCGGATAAGGTTCCCTATTTTACAGGCTCTGGAACTGCAGCTGTAGCTGACCTTACTTCTTTTGGTAGAAGTTTAATTGATGACGTAGATGCAAGTGCTGGACGTACTACTCTTGGTTTAGGTACTGTCTCTACACAGGCTGCTAATAATGTCAGCATTACTGGTGGATCAATTACAGGCATTACAGACTTAGCAGTTGCTGATGGTGGCACGGGAGCTTCCAATGCTTCTGGTGCTCGTACCAATCTTGGGCTTGCTATCGGCACGGATGTACAAGCATATGATCCGCAGTTAGCAGATATCGCTGGACTTACCCCTACAAATGATGGTGTTATTATTGGGGATGGTACTAACTTTGTAGTTGAAACTGGCAATACATTAAGAACCTCTCTTGGTCTTGCTATTGGTACTAATGTCCAAGCTTATGATGCACAGTTGGCAGATATTGCTGCTTTAACACCAACAGATAATAATTTTATTGTTGGTAATGGCACTAACTTTGTAACGGAGTCGGGATCTACTGCCCGTACTAGCCTTGGTCTTGGTTCAATTGCTACGCAAGACTCAAGCAACGTAACCATCTCTGGTGGTTCTATAACTGGTATTACTGACTTAGCAGTTGCTGACGGTGGTACTGGAGCCAGCACAGCGGCAAATGCTCGTGTTAATCTGCTTCCATCGTATACGGGGAATGGCGGTAAGGTTTTAGCTGTCAATGTCGGCGCTACAGATACAGAATGGATTACGGCTGGGGGCGGAGGTACAGGTGACGTAGTTGGCCCCTCTTCCTCTGTCAATAATCGATTTGCTGCGTTTGATGGTATAACAGGCAAGCTTATTAAAGACAGTACATACTCAGCATCTAGCTTTGAACCTGCCGATGCAACTATATTAAAGTCTGCTGCAATTGGCGTAAGTGTACAAGCCTATGATGCACAGCTAGCAGACGTAGCTGGTTTAGCTGTCACTGACGGTAACTTCATTGTTGGTAACGGTACTAACTTTGTAGCAGAATCTGGTGCTACTGCTCGTACAAGTTTAGGATTAGGCACTGGCGATAGCCCTGAATTTACTGCAGTCAATATTGGTAATGCTAGTGACACAACAATCACTAGGTCATCTGCTGGAGTAATTGCAGTTGAAGGCAGCAACGTCCTGATGGCATCCAATATTGGATCAACGGTTCAGGCATACGATGCCCAGTTAGCAGATGTAGCAGGCTTGACACCAACGGACAATGGTGTTATCATCGGCAATGGCACTAACTTTGTTGTGGAGTCTGGGGCTACACTAAAGACTTCTCTTGGGCTGACTATTGGCACAGATGTGCAGGCGTATGACAGCAACCTGACATCGTTTGTTAACACATTTACTTTGCCCACAACAGATGGCACAGCAGATCAAGTATTAAAAACAAATGGTTCTGGGACATTATCTTTTGTAACCCCTAGTGGTGGTACAAGTATTACCATCTCTAATGACACATCAACAGCAACAGATGTCTATCCAACATTTGTAAGCAGCACTAGCGGCACAGCTAGTAGCTTAAATACAGGAAATGCCAAGCTGCTGTACAGGCCCAGTACAGGTGAATTGAAGGCGGAAGTTCCTGTTGCTCAGAATGGTATTTTTGTAAACGCTCAGACTATTGATACGGATTACACAATTGGTAGCGGGTTTAACGGCATGAGTTCGGGGCCAGTAACTGTGGCTTCTGGTGTAACTGTAACGGTTGCTTCTGGTTCTAATTGGGCAGTCTCTCCTTCAGGCGGAGGCACTGTAGCAGGCGGCGTAACAACAGGTAAGGCCATTGCAATGGCTATTGTTTTCGGTGGCTAACCCTTAAGGAGATAAAATCGTGGCAGCACCTAATATCGTAAACGTAGCAACCATCACAGGCAAAACCAATGTGGTGGACTTAACTTCAACATCAGCAACGTCAGTTGTAAGCAACGCAGCATCTAGCGGAAAGGTCTTCAAGATCAACTCGCTGATCGTTGCCAACGTAGATGGCACGGCTAATGCTGACATCACCATCAACTTATATTCAGCCGCTGCGCTTGGTGGAACAGCCACTCAGATTTGCTCGACTATCGCTGTGCCAGCGGATTCCTCGCTGGTGGTGATTGACAAGACTTCTGGCATTTATCTCGAGGAAGATAAGTCTATCGGTGCAACGGCTGGTTCATCAAATGACCTCAAAGTAATCTGCTCCTACGAGGAAATCTCCTAATGCCTAAGTGGAATGGTGGCGTCATTGGGGTCGCCAATAACCCTACACAATCGTCTGCCAAGGGAATCTGGTCGCTGTCAGAGGCAACTAAAGCGATACGTGCTGGATTGTGGCCTCCATCCAATGCCGGTGCTGACCCGTACTTTGAGAACGTCACGATGTTGCTGTCTGCTAACGGAACAGACGGCACAAACAACAGCTCATTTTTAGACAGCTCTGGCAACGGAAACCACCCTAACCGCAATGGTAATACCACGCAAGGCACGTTCACGCCGTTCTCTGAGGTTGATGGTAGATGGGGCAACTACTTTGATGGCACGGGTGATTTTCTTGATATAGGTTCTGGGTATCCATCGGCCCTCGACTTGGGGTCAAGCAATTTTACAATTGAATTCTTTGTTTATCCTACAAGCACATCAAAGCAACTGGCTCTAGGAAATTTGAATGACGGCACGGGAACAAGAACATTTTTCCTAATAATGAATAGCACAGGCCGTTACGAATTTGGATTGGGTAGCAGCGCTTATAATCTTGGAACAGGAACCGTATCAACAAACACATGGGTTCATGTTTGCGTAATGCGTTCTGGAAATAACATTCAACTTTTTGAAAATGGAGTTCAAATTGGCTCCACTCAAACATTTAGTGGTAGCGTAACAAGCCAAGCAAATCAGATGCGAATTGGCGGGGCAATTGGTGGGCAATATCCGCTTTCAGGTTATGTTTCTAACGTGAGGATGTTAATTGGAACGGCGCTTTACAGCACTTCTGGATTTAGCGTTCCTACCGCACCTCTCACCGCAATCACCAACACCTCCCTGCTGACCTGCCAGAGCAACCGCTTTATCGACAACAGCACCAACGCCTTTGCAATCACTCGCAACGGTGATGTGTCCATCCAAACCTTCTCTCCAGTCCCGACATTGACGGCTTACGCAAGTGGCACTAATGGCGGCTCTGGGTACTTTGATGTCACGGGTGATACTTTATCAGCAGGAAGTAACGCCGCATTTGCACTTGGAACTAGTGACTTCACAGTAGAGACCTTTGCGTATTATGTTGCCCAATCAAATGTAGATGCTATTGCAGTAG